TAGATGAATTAGAAAAGGTACAAGCAACACTGCCCACGGGTAAATGGAACGCGCAGTGGATGCAAAACCCAACAGCAGAAGAAGGAGCTATATTAAAACGTGAATGGTGGAGAGTTTATACCGGTGAAGAGATACCACAACTACATCACGTCATACAATCTTACGATACCGCATTTTTAAAAAAGGAGACAGCTGATTACAGTGCCATCACCACATGGGGAATATTTTACCCAAGTGAAGATGAAGGAGCCAATTTAATACTATTAGATGCAATAAAAGGTAGGTATGAGTTTCCAGAACTTAGAAGATTGGCTCTTGAACAATATAAATACTGGATGCCAGAAACAGTTATTGTCGAGGCAAAAGCTAGTGGTCTGCCACTAACATATGAGTTAAGGAAGATGGATATACCGGTTGTTAACTTTAGTCCTTCTAAAGGAAATGATAAGCATGCACGTGTAAATGCTGTTGCACCTTTGTTTGAATCTGGTATGATATGGGCGCCTGAGCA